ATGGCTGGTATTGTTAGATTATCTGAACAATACGGAGAAGAAGCAGGAGTAGGAGGAAATGTAACTTGGTATAGTGGTTCTATTCCATTAACAGCAAGTGTTCAAACATATGATCTAAAAAAATGGGCTTTAGAGCAAAATATTACAGGTGGAATAGAAATTAAATCTGTACTTTATCAACCTTTACCAGCTGTTTCACAATTATATTCTCCTTACATGGGAGGATTTGCTGGTTTAGGTGGAGTTCCTGCTATAGGATCTGTAGGACTAGGATATGGGTATGGAACATATACAGGCTATCTTATGATGCCTTTAAGCTTTGGTCTCCAAACAATCCAATCTATTGAAATGAACAATCAGGTTGGCTTTTCAAATTATACATTTGAACTAGTTAATAATCAACTTAAAGTGTTTCCTGTTCCGGGAACAGGAGACGACGGAGCCAATATGTGGTTCTATTATATAAAAGATGATGATAGAATTAATTCTGCTTTTGGTGAAGCTTCTGGCAAGATAAATAATGTTGGGAAAGTTCCATATTGTAATCCAATATATTCACAAATCAATTCTGTTGGTAGATCTTGGATATTTGAATACACATTAGCTCTTTCAAAAGAAATGTTAGGATATGTTAGAGGAAAATATACACAAATTCCAATTCCGGGAGCTGAAGTTACATTAAACCAATCAGATTTATTAGCGTCTGCTACTTCAACAAAAGAAGCATTAATAACAAAATTAAGAGAATATTTTGATTCTACTTCTCGCCAATCCTTACTTGAAAGAAGAGCAGCAGAATCAACTGCTCGTCAACAAGAATTGAATCAAGTTCCAATGACAATTTATATCGGTTAATACTATGGCTCTCTTTGGACAGGCACGCGACATTTCAATGTTTAGACATATTAACCGTGAGTTGATGGGTAACATTATATCTCAACAAGTGATATATTACCAATACGAACTAGCACAAACCAAAGTAAACATGTATGGCGAAGCCTCAGAAGGCAGAAATTTTTTAGATCCTGTTATACTATTTGCTCTTATAGAACCCTCAGACTTTAACTACTCAGAAAGTGATTTAGGTGTTGATTTTAACTGGTCGGTAACATATAAATTTTTACGAGATGATTTAGTTGATGCTAATATAGTTCCTGAAATCGGAGATGTAATCATGTACCAAAACGGATATTGGGAAATAGACGGAACAAATGCTACTCAATTTTTCGTAGGTAAAGACCCACAATACCCCTACACAGATTCAAATGGAAATAATCCATTAAATCCTGGTTTAGATCAATTTGGCTACAACACTTCAGTAATATGCAAATGCCATTATGTTCCTGCTGACCGCATCGGTATTATTCCCCAACGTTTATAAAAATGGCTAGAAAACCTACTCCTAAAACTCAAAGAGAAATTAGTAAATCTCAACACATTGCTACTGATGTGCAAATGGGAAACCCAAATAATTCTGCTCAAATCAATAATAGAGCAACGCAGGTTTCTTGGAAAGGAGACGATGTAAAGCCATTTTCTATAGGCATTCAAGATATAGATGAAGCTATATTTTATTATTTTGATAATGTTATAAAACCTTTTGTAATCCAAAATGGAGAAAGAATACCTGTTCCTATAATATATGGTTCACCTGAACGATGGAAATCTGTTCAAAAAGATGGATATTACAGAGATGAAAAGGGCAAAATTATGGCCCCTTTAATTATGTTTAAACGAGATTCTTTAGATAAAAATAGATCTATTACAAACAAACTAGACGCTAATAGCCCCAACAATTACCAAATTCTTACCAAAGCATATGACTACAGAAACGCATATGACAATTTTAGTGTATTAAACAATCGCAAGCCTGAAAAGCAATATTATGCTATAGTTGCCCCAGATTACATTACACTAACATACAGTTGTACTGTATTTACATATTATGTAGAACAATTAAATAAAATAGTTGAAGCAATACAATATGCTTCTGATGCTTATTGGGGTAATCCTCAAAGATTCCAATTTAAAGCAATGATAGATTCTTTTGCTTTCCAAACAGAATTAGTTTCTGAAAATGAAAGAGCAGTTAGAAGCACATTTACTTTAAAAATTAACGGGTATATGATTCCAAATACAATTCAAAAAGACACTACTGCTCTTAGTAAATTTTCCAACAAAACTAAAGTACTTATCTCAGAAGAAGTTATTACTAATATAGTTCCTTAAATATAAAGTAAAAATATGGCTGAAAAAAGAATACAAGGCAATAATAGATTAGATTTACCAAGTAAGGGTAGAGCATATTTTGATGGTCCCTTCGGCATAAATTCTTCTAATCTACCTATAATAGATGAAGGAGATAACCAATTTAATCTTACTTTAAACCAAGAAGGGATCACATCACTAGCTCCTAATGTAATAGTAAAACCGGCTCCACCCACTAAATCTATACAATTTAACGAGGATGATGAATTCGGGGGAACACCCGATTTTGTATATGATTATTATGTAGAAAATGTAGGTATCGGAACTTATGATCCTACTATAAAAACCCAAATATTTAACGAATTAGGATTTAATGATGATGGCACAATATATACTATAGCACCCTCAGGAAGCAATCACATATATGTTGGAGGTAATTTTGAAAGGTATATAGGAAAAGAATATAATAATATAATAAAATTAGACTTATCTGGCTCTGTAGATACTTCTTTCAATATAGGAAAAGGATTTAACGGTCCAGTATACGCTATAACTTTAAAAGATGATAAGTTATATGTAGGCGGTGATTTTACTACATACTCCGGCTCAAGCAATGTTAATCGTATAGTAAGATTAAATTCTAATGGAACTATAGATAACACATTTAACACGAATGAAGGATTTGATAATACTGTTTATAGTATTTTGCTTTCTACTATTACTAATGATGATGCTATTTTTGTTGGTGGGAATTTTACCAAATATAGTAATAATTTTAACTCAAACAAAATTATAAAAATTACAGGTTCTGGTAATATTGACCCTACGTTTAACCCAAATGGTGGATTTGATGCCGACCCTAGCTCTTCTATATATTCTATTGTTCATAATTTTGCAAACCCAACATACCTTTACGTAGCAGGCAAATTTACAAACTACTCAGGATCTAGTGACTACCAGTATGGCAATTCAGGTATATTAAAGATATCATCTAGTGGACAAATAGATACATCCTTTAACCAAAGTAGCTCAATAGCAGGGGGAACATCTGGTTCTATCGTATATACCATATACCACCCGAATGCAAATGACCTATATATAGGAGGAGATTTTACTAAATATTCCGGTTCTACTGTATCTAAGGTTACAAAATTAAATAAAGATACAGGACAATTAGAATGGCCTGGTAGTTTTCCTACTTTAAGTGGGGGAGGAGTAAGAACAATACATTTCGTGTCTTCAAGCAACTATATACTAATTGGAGGTTTATTTTCAATATCTGCGGGTGGTGGAACTGTTCAAAAATTAACATTATTGAACTCTGCTAACGGATCTTTAATTGGTAACAATATAGCAGGGAGAACATTAATTGGTGGGGGAGATGTATATACTTCTGCAGTATTAAATAATACCGCTTCTATAATAGGAGGTGATTTTAAACAATATAGACCTAATTTTGTACTAGGACAAGTAAACCCAATACAATTAGTTAACTGTGATAAAATTATTATTGTAGAAACCCCTTCACTATATCCACAAACATCCTCTTACTCTAGTTTCTTTTCTTTTGACTATAGAAATAGAGATTCATTTTTTATAAGTACTTCTTTAGGAGTATTTAAGACAATAAGTTCATCTCACAATACTTCACTTGTTGTAAAAAATTCGGGATATGTAGGATTTAATACAGGATCACCTGATTCTGCTTTTCATTTATATTATGGCGAAGGTCCGTTAATGCGAATAGATTCGGCCTATAGTTCAAGTATTTTATTTGTAACAAGTAGTGGAATAGTTGGAGTATTGACTGGGCTACCAAATGGAGATGAAAATGTTAGATTGCATGTTAGTGGAGCTATAAGAGCACATTTATCTGAAAGTAGTACTCAATATGTTATTACATATAATACATCTAGTGGATTGTTTACCTATTCTACAGCTAGCGGAACAGGTGGTGCAACACTCCCCGCACCACCGACTAAATCAGTTCAATTTAACGAGGATGATGAATTTGGAGGAACATCCGATTTTGTATATGACTACAAACAAGGTATTTTACCATATGGAGCTGTAGGAATAGGAATATATGACCCAACTGCAAAACTACACGTAAGTGGCACATTTCAACAGGGTGGATTAGGTGTTATCGCCATAGGTACTGGTTCACATGCACAAGGAGAGTCCACATTAGCATCAGGTGATTATTCCCATGCTGAAGGATATTTAACCACAGCATCAGGTTATTATTCCCATGCTGAAGGAGAACACACACTGACACCAGGCTCTTTTTCTCATGCTGAAGGGCTATTCACAATCGCTTCAGGTTCTAATTCTCATGCTGAGGGGGAATTAACAATAGCATATGGTAATTATTCTCATGCAGAAGGACATCAAACAACTGCATCAGGTATTCATTCCCATGCTGAAGGATATTTAACCGTAGCATCTAGTGAGGGTTCACATGCTGAAGGAAGTGAAACAACTGCATCAGGTATTCATTCCCATGCTGAAGGATATTTAACTGTAGCATCTGGTGCTTACTCTCATGCTGAAGGAAGAGGAGCAAAGGGTAAACCATCTGCTATAGGAAATTATTCGCACGCCGAGGGAATAGACACTCAAGCCTTTGGAGAAGGAGCCCATTCTGAAGGATTTGAGTCGATAGCATATGGTGAATACTCTCATGCTGGAGGATATGACACATTAGCATCAGGAGCATATTCAGCAACATGGGGGGCATACACAACTGCATCTTATGCTGGGCAATTTGTAATAGGAATACATAATATTATAACTAATACAGCTCATTCTTTTATTATAGGAAACGGACAAGATGCCGCTAATAAAAAAAATTTAGTAGAAACATCAGGATCAAATTTTATAATAACAGGTTCACTATATTTAACCGAATCAAGAAATATTTCTCAACAACACCTTTTAATGTATAATGCTGCAAGTGGTGAAGTTACATATTTTACAGCTAGTAGTGCTGGCGGTAGTAGTACACCTGCACCTCCAACTAAATCAATCCAATATAATAATGCCGGTACTTTTGGAGGTAATAGTAATTTTATATATGATTATGATACAAGTAAAATGGGTATTTTTACATCAACGCCCGAAGCTCTTTTACACATAAATACCCAACAAAGTGAACCCAACTTCAGTAAACTATTCAGAATAGATTCTCCTGAATTAGATGTGTATGGTAACTTACTTTCAAATATTATATATGTAACAAGTAGTGGTCAAGTTGGGATTAATACTAATACCCCAAATGCTAAATTGCATATAGTTGGTAATGGTAACTTTGATGACCCACCCCAATACTTACTTTTAGTAGATGATAATCAAGATGATCCATATAATTTAGTAGCTAGATTTGGAAGAATTGGTATTGGATATGATAGCCCTCAATTCAAACTTCATATAAGTGGTGGAATTAGTGCAATATTACCCTATGAATTGCAGAATTATATAATTATGTACGATACCAATAATGGTGAGTTTACATACTATGATGCATCCGCATTTGGGGGTGGTACGCCTGGTGGGAATAACCAATCTGTTCAATATAATAGTAACGGTGCTTTTGGAGGTAATAGTCGTTTCACATGGGATAATACCAGTTTTAGACTTATCATAACAGGTTCAGTGTACTTAACCGGATCAAGAAATATACCACAACAACATTTTTTAATGTATGATACTGCAAGTGGTGAAGTTACATATTTTAATAGAACTGCCGCAATTATTACAACGGATGGTAATATTACTATTGATGTGGCAAAAACTTCATCTGTATTTTGGTCGGCAAGTTTTAGTGCTGATAGGGTTATGAGTTGTTCTTTTTCCAATGCTGCTGTTGGAACATCTTTAAGAGTAATGGTACGAAATGCTGGAACAAGTGATTATGATATAACATTCGCAACCGAAACATCAACTCCAAATACATACAACTATAGTGGCAATAATTTTGCAAATTCTGCTGGGTTGTTTTTTAACTCAGGTTCAACAATAAATGCTAATGACGCTAGTAACATAGAAATAATTAAAGTATCCAATGGAACATATATTGGAACCATTTTAGCTAGTAATCCCCTTTAGTAAACAAAATATATACTTTTAATAACTCCTCTAATATGTATAATAAACAATCAAATCTATGGAAAATCAAAAATTAACACAAGAAGAATTAACTACGTTACAAGAGTTAAAACAAAACGGTCAAGCTATTATCGAAGAATTTGGTCAAATTGAAATTGCTAAAATTTCTATTGCACAAAGAAAAACTAAAGCAGAAGAATTTCTAGCCGATCTCCAAAAACAAGAACAAGAGTTTATTCAACAAATTACTACCAAATATGGTGTAGGTTCTATTAACCCTAGTACAGGAGAATTCACACCAGCTCCGAAAGAAGAATAGGTTTTTTATAAAAGGTTGCCATATTTATAATCAACAAAAAACTATAAAAACATGGCAGAAACTTTAATATCTCCTGGCGTTTTAGCAAGAGAAAATGATCAATCATTTGTTACTCAACAACCCGTAACATTTGGAGCAGCAATTATAGGTCCTACAGTTAAAGGTCCAGTTAGGATACCTACTCTTATAACTTCATATTCTGAATACCAGAATAAGTTTGGTACTACTTTTTTAAGTGGAAGTAATGTGTATACATATTTTACATCAATTGCTGCATATAATTATTTTAATAATGGAGGTACATCATTATTAGTGGCAAGAGTAGTAAGTGGCTCATTTACCTCCGCTACTAGTACTGATATACTAAACAACATTGAAAGTACCGCAGGAGCTTTTGCTACTGCTAGCGTGGCTGCGACTTCATTCAATGCTAATAGCTTTGCTAATAACAATGAATTTAGAATCACAGGATCTGATGGTTCACTTTTTAGATTTATAGTTACTTCTACTTCAGGAACCCCAGCAGATGATACAGATGGTAAATTATATTATTTTGCCTCAGGTAGTGGAGCCGCAGGCCCTTTTATTTCATCTTCAGTAAATAATTTAAAAAATAAATTAAATAGCATTTTAAGTGCTACTTTTACTTTTGCTACCTCTTCAGACCAAACACCTAACTTAATTATCTCGTCATCTGTTTCTGGTTCCTCATTAAATAGTATTATTTTTAGTTCAGGAAGTGGAACTGATTTTTCAACACAAGCAACTTTAGGAGGAGGAGTAAATGGGGCAGGAAGTAATGCTCTAATATTAAAAACTATTTCTGAGGGTGTTATAATGAATAGTTATAGTACAGAAGGTACTAATGGTATT